CTCCAGATGTAAACACCAGAGTTGATCGTGAGTTCTACCTTACGATTCTGATCCCAGCCTATTGACGTAAGCCATGTATATAGATTAAGTTCTTGCGCGTTAGAAGTGATCGTCGCGACAAACTTATTTGCTTTGCTATAAAAGTTTCCGAGGCCAATTGCCGAACCACTTGCTGGAACACCTATATCCACACCAAAGTACTCAGACATTTGGTGAGGAACGGTCCCGCCGAATTCAGTTGCAACTTGAGTTAGTGATATTGTACCATTTGCTTGTAAAGCCATTTATTCATCCTATGAATACTGTAGATGCACCGGTGCTAATTGTGTGATCAAAGCTTTCGCTATTGTATTTATCTCCGATCCGAGCAATCAGTTTACCACCGGCATAAACATTTGGTGATCCTAAGATTGTGTTGAGTGTAGGAGAGTGATTGACTGGTGATGGTGTACACGGTTCACCCCAAGGGTGTGATACCATTTCATCACCGAAGACAACTGGAGCAAAACCTTCAATCATCACCGTAGTAACTGTAGCAGTGTGTGAAGCTTGGACAGTATCAACCGTCCAAAGCCACTTTGGAGGATCAACCGAACACAGCGGGCCTTTTGCACCATCAGTACATTCTACTTGACTTTGGCCTTCACTTAATGCTGCTGCCGGCATCTTCTTTCTTCCTTATGATTGCCATGTTTCCAATGATCTCCCACTCGAGAAGTGTTTGATCGTCCCAACCCATTTGCTTAAGCAGTCGTGGATTCATGTCAACGTAGAGCTCACCATCACGATCTTCTTTTATCGTCGATATGCCAGTTAGTTCTACCATATTTATAGCCCCAACTTATCTCTTTCGATAATGTACGACTTAACGAGCTTCGAACGAACGATGTCTTCTACTTGGAAGTCGACGAACTCGAACTCTCTCATGCGATGAATGATCTGCATGAAAGCGCGAAGACCAGACAATTCTTTCTTACGCTCAGAGGTAAGATCGTCTTGCTTCACGTCTCCGCAGAATACGATTCGGCAATTTTCACCAACACGAGTCATGACTGTATGTAGTTCACCATCGCCCATGTTCTGAACTTCGTCGACGAGCAAGATGCAGTCGTCAAATGTTTCACCGCGAAGATATGAAGTTGTGATGAATTCAACATAACCTTTGCCTTTGAGAATCTCGTACGCATCGCCACGACCATATAGCTTGGTGCAGATTGGAACGTACGGTGATTCAAAGACCTTTGCCTTCTCTTTCAACGAACCAGGTAGGAACCCTTGGTCACGAGTTGAAACCGTTGATCGTACAATGTAAACCTTTTTGTATGGAGAGTTTGGTCGTACGACTTCCTTGAGCGCGAAGTACAATCCAAGGAATGTTTTACCTGTTCCCGCGATACCATGAAGCATGAGATTATACCCTTGATCCCAGTACTCAAACGCAACCTTTTGATTCTCAGTCATCGGGCTAATGCCGTCTTTCATATTGAATGGTTGGCGTTGGTCTTGAACAGTCTCATCCCCTTGTTGACGTTGTACCCGTTTTTGTTTCTTCGTCAATCTCTGTTGTTGGTGCAAAGGCATTATTGGTCCTTATGTTATTTCGTATTCACAGTTGAATGCAAATGAGCAGACTTAGCCTTAATAAGTACGTCGTTAAAGCTACTATCTACTTTTCGCACACCTAGCCTTACGGGGTCAGCAAAACCCGGTGTTGCTAAGTTCTGTTTGATATGAGGATTTTTTTCGAGAAACTCAGTGCGTTCACTAATGGTCATCACCGTCGTGAATTCTTCACCAGTTTCTTTGTTCGTAAATGTGTAGGTTGGCATACTGTACTCCGATAAAAAGAAAGGGCCCCTTGATAGGGACCCTGTTCACTACCACGTAACTATTTATCTATGTTACGTGATCAACTCGTAGATGTGGCGCCAATTTTGTACCCGATGAATGTCGGGATGATGTTGGGCTTTGTTGTGGCCATGTTCAAGAAGGAATGGATTCAATCCAGCATTCAATCCCGATAACGCGTTCTCGAACTTATCTTCAACCCAGACACATCCACTATCTTTGTATTCAGCCAGAGCTTCGTCTTTGTCAGCGCCAGTGTCAAGACAGATGATCTTCTCAAAAGCAGTTTCACCAAACAACCGACGAATGTTCTTCCGACGAAGATCGCCGGCATAAGGATCAGTGCTCAAAGAGGTGATACAGTGGAATACATACCCATGTTCCTCGTGAAGCTTTCGAACATATTTGATTGCATCACGGAATGGAGGAAGATATTCGATTCGAGCACTCTCGTTGAAGTGCCGGGCCAAAGCTTTGGCCTTTTCCTTTGGGATGTTGAATGTGTTTTCAATCTTGTACTCATCGTTCATGACGATGGGATACCCGTGAAATTTCATCCATTCCGCAAAGGAGTGGAACCAGTCGAGCAGAACTCCGTCCGCATCGACTAGGATAAGTTTTTCGCGCAAGTACATGATGTAGCCTTTCTATACATGATCAATATAATCACTCGCAGAAGAATGTCAATGGCTATTTGTCACTTTCGAAGAAACTATTTTTTCGTTGCGACTTTTGCTCACGCTGTTGCTTCACGAACTCTTTCTTCGTGTTATAGCGCTTACCATCTTTCTTACCAAACTGGTCAGACGCTTCCCATTCGTCGTCTTGCCAGTCTTTGAACTTCTTCTGCTTTTTAGCCATTTTTTGGCTTACGTCCTCTTTTCTTAGGTTCTGCTTTAGTAACGACAGGTAGGTTAAGTCCTAGGCCTTCGTTGATGATGTCTGTGGTGAGACCTTCGGGTGGCTCTTGGAGCAAGACTTTTTCCATGAGCTTTGCGTCATCTTTGTCAATGGTCTCGAGTAGTTCGATAAAAAGAAACTCACGACGATACTGTGGTAAGCCATCACCATCATAACCTTTAATGAAGTACCGAATCTTACGAGTTTGGCGATACAACATGCCTTGTGATTCGACATGGGGCGATGGTGTGTAAGGTGGGACTGTGTCTGACGGAATGTTCCACTGGAAGTTTTCCTTATCGAACATGACAGACATAAGAGTACGTAGCGATTGATGGTTGTTCTGCTTGAGGAACAGAACCTTTTCTTCGCGTGTTGGCAGGGTCGCTGCTTTATTCACAATCTCAGATAATGAAAATACTGGCAACATGATTCTCCGTTTGAGCTCAATCAGAACTCGTTCAGAGATTCCGTGAGCAGTTTAAGCCGATTCTTGATGAAGAAGTTGAGAAGTTGCGAGCGATCCTTCGTGTTCTCTTGAGCATATTCCTCGAGAATACGATCTTTAAGGTGTTGAGGAACTTGGGAAAGATCAATGAGCGCCTGGTTGCGAGCGTAGTTACGCTTAACTTCTGAACTCATTTTATTTATATCGATCCATTCTTCCAACCGCTTTTTGGTAACCGGCTTCTGACGAATGTTCATTACGAACGAGTTGTCAGGCGAGAGAATGTTGGGAACACCGTCACCAGCATCACCTTTGACGATGTGTTCGTACAGGTATTGCTCAGGGTTAGAATGAGTAACCCACTTCTTCAAGACAGGATTGTACTGCTTGACGTTAGCATACTTGTGAAGTTGAATGTAGTCTTTGTCACCTGACAAAATCAGGAACTTCTCACCAGTGTTGAGCTCACGCCCTTCTTGGTGAATGATCGTACCAATGATGTCGTCAGCTTCGCAAGCGTCAATCTGAATGACTTTGTAAGGGAAAACAGTCTTGAGTTCTTCGCGGATTTTGTTGAGTGCAGCGAAGATCGAGGTCCAGTCGAGTTCCGACTCTTCACGGTGCTTCCGACGAGAAGCTTTGTAGTAGGGAAACTGTGCCCGGCGCCAATAGTTCTTGTCGTCAGCACAGATGATCAGTTCACCAAACTCTTCCTTGAACTTCATACGATTGAAGCGAATAGAGTTGAGAACCATGTGACGAATCATGTTTTCGTCGACTTCTGCGTTTTGATGATTGCCAATCTGCATCATGAGGTTAGCGATCATCACTTGGTTAAGGTCTACCAAGATGGCCATGTTGTACTCCTATTTTGACTATTAGATTATATATCAGCCTGCGAGAATGTCAACGGTAAACTTTGAGAATGATCGTCTCTTCGTTCAACCGGCCATTTGCTGCAGCAGCCTTAGTCTTCAAGTCGAGGAACACCTTCGATGCTCGAGCTTTGGTCGTCGATCCAATCTCTTTCAAGACATCTTCTGGCTTGCGCAAGGTCTTCTTCAAGGAAGACTCCTCACGAATGTTGATGACTGTCGTGCCTTTGATAGAGAACCCATCGACAGACGATGCCACCAATTGGATCAGGTGTCGATACTTGGTGTTGAATAGATATGCCTCAGTAGCCCCAACGAGTGCTGCTGGATCAACCGAAGTCAACTTATACTCAGCACTCTCTTTCTGATACTTGACTCGAGCCACCAGCTTCTCTACAGGAACCTTCTTCTTCACTCGAGCTTTGCGAACAGTACGAACCTTCGACGCGGTAGCAGCGTTCATATACTTCTGGCAATCGTCAATGATGTTCTTGATGAACTCGAAGAAGTCCTTCTTTTCCTTGGCGGTCTTGAGGTGCTTGTAACCCTCGACCAGATCAGGAGTCTTCTTGACAATGAGTTCTTCGATCTCGTCGAACAGAGGCTTGTAATAGTCGTACACCTTCTGAGCCAAAGGCTTAGGTGCTGCGATCTTCTTCAGTTCGTTGTAGACCGAATAGTTTGGTGCATCAAAGATGACTGTGCTGTCATGATACTCATCGATCACACCTTCAACATCAGCAATGAAGTCACTGATCTTTTCAGCAAGGATGTCTGCCGAAGTCTTGACTGGTTTTGTCGAAGAAGCAGCTTCAGCTTGACGATTGGTTTTGCCAATAGCAATCGCAGCATTGATGCCATCGTTGATGCGATTCATATACTTTTCTTCGAGCTGAGCACCTGCCATATGCATTTTGCAGAGCCCACCGAGAGTCGTATTGACACGCCAATCTTCTGAGTGTTTGAAGTCAGCCAGTTCACTCGCAGTACGATTCTTCTTGACCCAAGCTTCTGCCCACTTGAAGGCGTCCTTGTGATCGTAGAAGTAACCATAGTTACGAAGGTTCTGGTAAATCGCGTTGTCCATATCCCGGACTCGCGACCAATCAGTGATCTCAACACCGACGTGTTTTTCTTCGAGAACCTTTGCCGCACCAGACTTGCGCTGGGGGACAGGTTTTGCTTCAGGCTTTTTCTTCTTTGCCGAAATTTTCTTGAGTGTAGCTGCCATCATGGTCTCCTTTGGGAACAGTATATATCAACATCAGAGAGATGTCAATAGCTCTTCCCACTGCCACTTGCGGTTTTCCCATGAATATGTGTCATTGATGAATTCCACACGATCCTGACTTACTTCGGCACCATCGAGTACGTCGACGATAGCATCTCTTAGGTTTGCTTGAAACCGCATTGCGTGAGCGTTAACGTCTTCCGTGTAGCCATACATGTACGTGCAACCCATAGCAGTTTCTGGAAGGGCTGCCAGTGATGAGTGTACACATACCAACCCAGCACACATCGCTTCAATCATCACCAGACACGAGGTCTCTTGCCAGATCGAAGGATAGGCTAAGATGTGAGAACGCTTAAGCTCTTCACGGATCTTCTCGTTTGGAACTGACTTCGAGTAGTTGATGCCAGGATGTGACTTGAGCTTTTCAAACAAAGGCTCATATGGCTTGTCGCGAACATCCCATCCGTACAAGTCGAAAGACGAGAACACATTCAATTCGATCTTGTCGCCGAACTCTTTGTACAGATTATCGAACACCGGATAGAGCAACTCAAGGCCACGATGAGGCGTCGAGAAGTACATCAGACGAACTTTGTCAGTAGGCTTCTTTGCACTATCATCTTGGGGCCAATAACGATCGATATCTTCTGGATGTATGAATGGTGTAATCGCATTCTGTAGGAC